GTATGGTACATGGAAATGCCTGCTCCCACAATGGAACAGTCAGGTCTTGTTTCTATAGTAGTTGGTGCGGGTGCGGCATGGTTTGGACTCTACACAGCATCGCCACCAAAATCCAAATAATATCGTTGACTTTTAAACCAAAATCCTATACAATACAGTTGTGACTTTTAAATATTAAATACTATTGACATTTAAAAAAGAAACACTATATTAAAAACATGGATTATTATACAACACTAGGCGTCAATAGAAACGCATCAGAATCAGAAATCAAACAGGCATATAAAAAACAAGCCATGAAACACCATCCTGACAAAGGTGGTGATGGTGCTCAATTTCAAAAAGTGAATGAAGCATACGACACACTTAAAAATCCACAAAAGAAAACACACTATGATAGATTTGGTACTAGTTCAGGACAGAATCAAGGAGGAAGCCGTTCATACGAATTTAGAGCAGACGATTTCCCACAAGATGTAGGAGATGTGTTTAATCAATTTTTTGGAGGTGGTGCTAGTCCATTTAGAAGACAACAACATAGAAGAAATAGAGACATTGTGATAGAAGCACAAATAGAACTGGAAGATGTTTTAAAAGGTAAAGAATTAGTTGCTTCGTACAGATTAACAGACGGTCGTGAGCAGAGTGTAAACTTAACATTGCCTAAAGGTATTGAAAACAACAGCACAATTAAATTTCCTTCATTGGGAGATGATTTACAAAAGAACTTACCTAGAGGAGATCTACTTGTAAGAGTTAAAATTAGACCACATGCCAAATGGGCAAGAGAAGGTATAAACTTACATTGTATTGAAAGAGTAAATGTGTTTGACTTGATGTTAGGCACAAAACAAACTGTTAAAACACTGGAAGGAAGAAATTTAGCAATAACGATTCCTAAAGGCACACAGCCAGGCACAGTGTTAAGTATCAGTGAACAAGGATTACCCACAAGAGGTGGTGGTAGAGGAAACATTTATTTGACAATTCAAGCAGACATACCGTCAGTAAGCAAAAAAGAATGGGTAGAAACACTAACAAGGATACGCAATGAAATTAATTAAAGCACCAGACGATTTTTTAGAAAAAAAAGTTAACGACTTTGATTTTACAAAAATGGATGCTGAAAAAATATCTGCTGAAATGTTTGATATAATGAAAAAATACGAAGGTGTAGGACTAGCCGCAAACCAAGTAGGCATAGATGCACAAATTTTTATTATGGGTGAAGATAAACCTATGTCCATTATTAATCCTTTGATAACTGAAGTAAGTACAAATCAAGTGGAAATGATGGAAGGTTGTTTAAGTTTTCCTGGACTGTTTATGAAAGTTAAAAGACCAGACATAGTGGGAGTAAAATATCTTGACACACAACAAAAAGAATGTATAATTAAGTTAGAAGGTTTTCATGCAAGAGTTTTCTTACATGAATACGATCATCTTCAAGGCATTACGTTTGATCAAAGAGTTTCAAAAATGCGTTTGGATATGGCAAAAAAGAAACAAGAAAAAATATTAAAAGGATTTATTAATGGTTGAACCTAGTAGTGCTTTACAAAGTGTATTCGATAGAGCAGTAAAGTTATCTAAAACTCACAAACATGAATATGTTACTCTTGAACATATGTTGTTCGCCATGTGTGAAGATGAAAAATTTTATAATATCTTAAAAGGATATGGCACTGATGTAGACAGTTTAAAATCACATTTAATAACTTACTTAGATCATAAATTAGAGGGTATCAAAGTAACAGCAGTCAAGTACAAGCCTAAAAAAACTATCAGTGTGGAAAGAGTACTCAACAGAGCATTCACTCAGGTGTTGTTTAGTGGTAGGACTAACATAGATTTAACAGATGTATTCTTAAGTTTAATGAGTGAAACAAAGAGTTGGGCATACTATTATCTAGTTGAAGCAAAAGTTGACAAGGATAAGTTTATGGATTATCTACACAGCGAGATAACAGAAATGTTTGAAGACGAAATAGATGAGAGTGAAACTAAAAAAGCACTTAACAAATATACATCAAATCTTAATGCTGAAGTTAAGAAGAAAAAAATTGATCCTGTAATAGGAAGAATTGACGAATTAAATCAAATAGCATTAACTATTGGACGTAGAATGAAAAACAATGTGATACTTGTTGGTGATCCTGGTGTTGGTAAAACTGCCATTGCTGAAGGACTTGCATTTAATATTGTTAACGAAACTTGTCCAGACTTTTTAAAAGGCTACGAAGTTTATAATTTAGATATAGGTGCAATGTTGGCTGGTTCTAAATATCGTGGTGATTTTGAAGAACGATTTAAAATGGTATTAAACGGTTTAAAGAAAAAAGGTAAAGCAATTTGTTTTATAGATGAAGCACACAACATGTCAGGTGCAGGTGCAGGTGGTGGCGGAAATACTGCTAACGACTTGGCTAATCTTTTAAAACCGGTATTAACTAAAGGTGAACTTAAAGTGGTTGCTTCTACAACTTGGGAAGAATACAGAAAGTATTTTGAAAAAGACAGAGCATTAATGAGACGTTTTGCTAGAATAACTGTGGACGAACCAGACAAAACAACTGCATTAGAAATATTACAAGGTCTTAAAAAATACTATGAAGAATATCACAACGCAACTATAACAGATGATGCAATTGCTTCTGCTGTAAAATTAAGTATAAAATATCAAACAGACAAAAAATTACCAGACAAAGCAATAGATTTAATTGATTTGGCTTGTTCACGATTTAATCTAAAAGAAAAACAAACTGACAGGGTTGTAAACGAAGAATCAATTCAGTATGAATTGTCCAAGTTGGTTAAAATGCCTATAGAAAATATTGCTGAAAAAGAATCAAGTAATCTTGCTAATTTATCAAAAAACATGAAAGCCAATGTGTATGGTCAAGATGAGGCAATAGACATGGTAATAGACAAAGTGTTGGTTGCTCAAGCAGGATTAAAACGTGACAATAAACCTATTGGATCATTTGTATTCATGGGTCCGACAGGTTGTGGTAAAACAGAAACTGCTAAACAGTTATCCGAACAACTGGGAGTAAAAATGGTTAGGTTTGATATGTCAGAATATCAAGAAAAACATGCAGTAGCAAAACTGATTGGCTCACCTCCAGGATATGTAGGGTTTGAAGATAGTGCAGGATTATTAATTACTAAATTACAAGAGTATCCAAACTGTGTATTATTATTAGATGAAATAGAAAAAGCTCATCCAGATGTTTCACAAATACTATTACAAATTATGGACGAAGGTTCGATACAAGGTAATAATGGTAAAACAGCAAGTGCTAAAAATATTGTGCTGATTCTGACCACTAACCTTGGTGCTGAACAAAATGAGAAAAATGTAATGGGATTCAACACCGTAAAAGACTCTTCATATGATGATAAGGATATAAAACGTTACTTTGCTCCTGAATTTAGAAACAGATTAGATGGTACTGTTGTATTCAAAAAACTTGCTAAAGAAGTACTGATCAAAATTGTTGGTAAATTTATGCTTGAATTAAAAACTCAGTTAAAAGAAAAAGATGTAACATTAGAACTTACTGACGAAGCAATAGATTATCTAGTAGAAAACGGATACGATGCTAAGATGGGTGCAAGACCTATGCAAAGATTAATTGACAACAAGATTAAGAAAGACCTTTCAAAAGAACTACTGTTTGGATCGCTTAAAAACGGCGGTATAGTAAAGGTCACAGTGAAAGATAAAAAATTGGCATTGGATCTTGGTAACAGTGTTAAACTGCTTGAAAAACAAGCCTAATCATTCAAACCGCTCAATAGGCTAAATATACACATATGCCAGCAACAAGTGAAATAATATTATCAGCAACAACACACCCGGGAGATAGTACGGTTGAAACAGTTGTGAGTGAAAATTTTAAAGGCGATGGGTACTACGGCAGATCCGATGGTTTCCACACAGTTCAAATCAATGTTATTGGCGTTGCAGGAACAATACAAATGCAAGGTACTCTAGCAACAACACCAGCAACTACTGACTGGTTTGATATTGATGGTGCTTTATACGACAGTGCAACTGCCGGTAAAGACGGTGCTTTTGTGTACAATTTTACAGGAAACTTTGTGTGGTTAAGAGCAAGTGTTTCTTACACTGACGGAACAATTAACAGTATATTATTAAATCATTAAACTATGCATCACTATATAAACATAATTAAAGATACACCTTTCACAGAAGATGAAATCAACACAGCAATCAATTTAAGCACAATCGGTTTGTTGGAGGACGAAACAAAATACACCACATACGAAAACACCGATGGACAAAATGTATTAACTGTTGAGTTACACCGACAACTAGATGTTGAAGAATCAGATGACTTTGTTGAAGACTTAGAGTTAATTTACAACAAACAAGGATTAAAAGACTATGTTGTTGAAGTGAGTAACAATGATCCTATGGAAGAAACATATAATGGTGAAGATTTCTTTGAAGCATATGGTGACATGTGGTTTGATGAAGATGACTCATTAGACGAAGCAGAATATCAAGGACGTAAAGTAAAACTTGGTAAACCAATGCAGGGTGATGTTAAGAAGTTTAAAGTGTATGTTCGTGATCCAAAAACTAAAAATGTTAAAAAAGTAAACTTTGGTGATCCTAACATGAGAATTAAAAAATCTAATCCAGCAAGACGTAGATCATTTAGAGCAAGGCACAACTGTGCGAACCCAGGACCGCGTACTGGCGCGAGATACTGGAGTTGTAGAGCTTGGTGATGCATTATACTATCTATAAAATAACTAACCATATAAATGGAAAATATTACATTGGTAGACACGCTACTAAAAATGTAAATGATTCCTATATGGGTAGTGGTATAGGTATTAAAAATGCCATCAATAAGTATGGCGTTGAAAACTTTACTAAAGAAATTATTGCAACAGCAGATAACGCAGATGCATTATGGGATTTAGAAAAAGAAATAGTTAATGAAGATGTAGTGAAAGATCCTATGTCATATAATAATGCATACGGCGGCAAGCATTACTTACACGGATTAAGACAATACGACTACAATGCGTTTATCGAACATCAGCGCAACGCAGGTCAACAATATGCTAAAAACTTTACAGGCAAGTCTTATGAATGGCATGCCAAAGGCGGATCTGCTTCGTCTCGTATGAGAAGTGAAAAATACACATATCAAATAACAACTAACACAAACAAAAAATATGTTGTTAACGGACTAGAATTTAAAACACTCTGCAAAGAAAAGAATTGGAACTATAATACATTACATTGGAAACAAAGTATGGGAAAATACATAAACAGAGGCAAACATAAAGGTTTTATAGTAGAACAGTTAAGCACCTATAAGGAGGCGGCATAAAATGGTAAGACTGAACGAATTCAATCAGATAGAACAAGAACCTACTTTAGATTACGATCTATTAGATGATATGTACTTTTACATGATTAACGATGATGATTTTTATAGAAAAAATTATTACCCTACAATGAACAAGTGCAAACAAACAGGCGATAATGAAGCAGTTATGCCTTTGATAGATTCGTGCATCAAAGAATATTGCACAAAATACAAGATTCCAAAACAGATAGCAGATCAAATAACTACACAAGATAAAACTTTGCTGATGCAGAGAATAATGGATTCTGAAAAAGAAAATGGAGAGTAATCATGTTGATTACCGAGATAGTAGAAGCACCAAATAAAACTGCTGTATTTGCCTTTGGCAGAATGAATCCTCCAACAGCAGGACACAAAAAAATAGGTGAAGTTGTCAAAGCACAGATAGGCGACCCTTATATCTTTATAACACATACTCAAAATGAAAAAACTGATCCATTAACATTTGCACAAAAATTAACCTTTGCTCAAAAAATGTTTCCAATGATCAAAGTAGGAGACAAGTCGGTGAAAACATGGGTTGAAGCAATGAAAAAATTAGAACAAATGGGATATACAGATATCACATATGTAGCAGGTTCAGACAGAGTAAATCAATTCAACGAACTGTTAAACAAGTACAATGGTAAAGAATATAACTTTGATTCAATCAAAGTGGTTAGTGCAGGTGAAAGAGATCCAGATGCACAAGGTCTTGAAGGCATGAGTGCTTCAAAAATGCGTGATTTAGCCGCTCGTGGAGACAAAAGAACTTTTATAAATGCTGTGCCTATAGACCCTAAAACAGCAGAAGAAATGTATAATCAAGTGAGAACAGGGCTCAAACTAAACCCTATAACTATTTAGAACAGTATAAATATGAACATAAGCGATTTAAAACGTTTGGCAGGCATTGGCACAGAGGGTAATGAACCGTCCATGGGCGAAAACATTAGTCAGACTGCTACTGCTTTAAAGCAAAAGGAAAGAAAACTAGGCTTAAAACCCGGAGATCCGGATTGGTTTAAATTATGGTTTTCCAAACCATACATGACTGGACCTGTACAGTTTAGAGGTAGAAAGAAATGAAATTAAGAGATTTATTTTTAGTAGAATTTAAAATAGCAAATCAACCTGATCCCACAGACAGAGAAGATTACAAAGCCAAAATGGCTTCACTACAAGACATTCAAAAAGATCCTAGAATGAGTGATGCTAGAACACAAGCAACAATAGCCAAAAGAAAAGAAGAATTACATAGATGGGCTGAGAAAAATTTAAAAACAGAAGACAACGTTCAAGAAAGAATGCCAGCATCAGTTATCAAAAGCAAACAAAGATATGCTGACATGACTGATCAAGAACTGGCAGATAGATTTAAAGATTCAGACGAAAAGACTTTGAGACAGATGGCGTGGAGACACGGCTACGGTAACATGAGTTCACACTATTTTGATAGAGTTCAAAAAGGCAAATCTCAAACAGAAGACGGTGTACAAGCAACTGACTTAAAAAGAATGGGTGCTGAAGTTAAGTCGTTGTATGTTCATAAAAATGGAAAAACCATAATGATTCCAGCAGAACGTGAAAACGATTTTATTCAAAAAGGATACAAGAGATCAGCATTGAGAACAGAAGACAACATGGGCTTTAGTGATAAAGAAATTAAAATGGCGTATGGGGTTTTAAACAATCCTAAATACAAAGGTGGTAACATGACAGGTGCTGTTGAAGTGATTAACAAAATTGCTCCTGGACTAGCAGATCACCCCAGTGTTGCAAAAGCACTACAAACAACCAACGAAGGATCCATGGTTGTGGACAAAACAGCATTTGTACAAATATTAGCCAACAAAATTAAAGAACCTCAAAAAGGACATGGCAAACCTGAATACGACAACAGACTGTTGGCAAAGATGTATCAATTGATCTCTGGACAAGATGTAGAGTTTGATGGAGATAAATTCACAGTGCAAGTCAGCAAAAAAGAATCAGCGGTGCAGGAAGACCTGGACTACAGAAGCGAGGACATCCTAAACAAGGCAGGATTTGATCCAATGAAAGCAAAAGAATACATGGCGGTGTTCAATGACCACGGTGACACGTCAGACCTAGAGCAGATGAACATGGACAAAGTTGGACTGGCAGATGCGATGAGCATGGTGTTGGCATCACATGGCATACAGAACGAATCAACTAATGAAGAAACAGTTTCAGAAGATGCACCGTTTGGATCAGGTATGGACCTTGTGAGACTGGCTGTGATGAGAAAATTCATATCAGCAGAAGAATACACGGCTTACGCAAAAGAATTAAAAGCGGCAGGAGAGGAAGTAGAACGAAATTATGATGACTGGCCAGATGGAGAAGGATTTGGTTCATCTGATGGAAACTTTGCTATCAAAGATTTAATGACAACAGCAGGCTACGAGTTTGACGAGCAGGACACAGGTGGTAAGTTCATAGTCACAAGGATGCCTGAGAAATTGGAAAAGATGGGCATTAAGAATGTGAGAATGAAAGATACAGTCGCAACTGAAGATTCAGTTAAAGAAGGTGCTAATATGATTCCTTATTTTAAAACTGAAAAAGATTTTGATGGCGAAAAGCATACTGTGTATGAATTTCCAATGGCGTGGGCAAAAGATAAAGAGTTGGACACTCCTTATATGAGTAATGCCAGCATGAGAGAATTTTTAACTGGTCTGGGTTACAGTGCAGATTTTGAAGAAATGAGTGCTGTGCCTGTGGAAGAATTTATTGGTGTAACAACTCAGTGGTTGAAAAAACACATAGACAAACAATCGCCAAAACAAGACACCACCGTGGACAAAGAACCAGGTGGTCCTACAATGATATCGGGTGGAAAACCAGAAGGTCACATGAACCAACAGGTTAAACTCCACAACGAACTTGCTAGAAAAATCAAACAACGATACCCAGAAGTTACACATTTAGGTTTTAATTAATGCGTATTTTGGAATTAGATTCCAATATTGACAAATACAACAAAAAGTTGTATAATGAAGATATGGAAACGAAACCAATTGTATATTTAGACATGGATGGAGTTATGGCTGACTTCTTTGGTGGTATTGAAAAATTGTACGGTGTTAAACACTGGAAAGAACTTACATCGGACAGAACTAAAGATTTAAAAGCAGATGTGATCAAACGAATCACAGGCACAAACTTTTTTGAAACTTTACCAAAAATTGCAAGTACAGATCAATTAATTAAGATGGTGAAAGATTTCACAGATGGAACTTTTTCAATTTGTTCTTCACCATTAAGAGGAGACAATGAGAATTCAGCAAAATGGAAAAAGGTTTGGATCAGTAAAAATATTGAACAACCTGAGGAAATAATTATTACTGGTAGAAAAGAATCTTATGCTGTAAACAAACAAACCAAACAGCCCAACATACTGATAGACGATAGACCTATCAACATACAAAAATGGCAAAGTGCTGGTGGCTTTGGAATACTGTATCAAGCAAACAAAGATTCGTTAAGTAAAGTTAAATCAGAATTGGAAGCATACACAAAACAACATCAAACAAAACAAGAAGGTGTTGGAATCATTACTAAACAGAACACAACCGCAGATGTAAAGCCAGGCGAAACACAACGTCAAGCGGCAAAGTTTGGATTCAAAATAGACAAAAAAGGGCATCCACCTAAACTGAGATGAAGATAAGAGACATCATTACTGATTGGATTATCATGCCTCAAACAATTAAGCCGCAAGGATTAATACATAAAAAAGGTATAGGCCCTAATAATAGATTTGGTTTTAAAAATGTGGGTAATAATAAAGCCAACGAGAATTTTGCTGATGGCCAAGTAAAAGGCAAAAGCAGACCAGGTAGAGTAAAGAAGTCAGGTGCCAGTTGCAATGGTACAGTAACTTCATTGCGTAAGAAGGCTAAAAACGCATCTGGAGAGAAGTCTAAAATGTATCATTGGTGTGCCAACATGAAGAGTGGTCGTAAAAAAGGTTAAATACATACAAATAAACAAAAAAGGAATAAAATGGCTGAATTTTTAAATAGATTAATCAATGCACGTGATACAAGAGAAGGTTGGTGTAAAGAAACTGCTTCTTCAATATTATCATTAAAAAGCAGATTTGAATCTGACAGTATTACACAAGAAAAATATGTAGAAGGTTTAGATGCATTAACATCTGGCGACTCTGCGGTTGGAGCAGGCGGTAGTTATGAAGAAAGAGCAATCATTGATAATGCTATTGCACATCTAAAAAACTTATTATAGTATCATGCGTTACAAGGATTTCAAAATGGTAGAAGCCCGTGTGGACTATCATTATGGGCTGGATCCTGAAATGCTGGTATATACTCACAAAGTGGGAGATATATACGGTAAGAAGAATCTTAAAGTGCCTCATGCCAAATATTCAACATCCAAACGTGTAAAGAATTTACACAAACACGGTAAATAACATTATGCGTATCAGAGACATTATATCAGAAGTAGCATCTGCAGGAGCCACGTCGGCTGGCAGTGTTGCATCAGTGGCTAATCCACACATAGCAATAGGCAACAAAAAAGCACGTGATGCCTATGGCAAAAAAGGTGCTTCATCAATGCCACCCAAAGCAAAAATGCAGAAACCAACTGACAATGCTCTAGATATGAAAGGTACCTCAGTTTTTGGTGCTCCAATAAAAAGATAAATATTACTATGAAACATTCAGATTTAACAAAAAAAGACGTTGCTAAAGAAGGCAAAATGCCACAAGCGGCTATTGACGCATTAGCAAAGAAGAACGGCAAAAGTCCTAAAAAAGATTCTAAAAAAGACGTACAAACAGAAGACCTAGCACTGATGGCTCAAAAAGTAGAGCAAGATCATGAAGTGCAGATGGCAAGATCAGATTTGTACAAAGCGGCAAAATATTCAATCAAACTGCATGACATGTTGAAAAACGTATCTGAACAACAAGGTTTAGAAGGTTGGGTACAAGCAAAGATCACCAAAGCGGCAGATTATCTAAGTTCTGTAAAACATTACATGGAATTTGAAATGATGTCTGGAACAGATTCTGCAATGGCTGATCCAATTGGCACAAATGAAGCAAAAGGTATGTGCGAACATTGTGGTTGTATTATTAAAAGTCCAAAGCCAGCATGTAAATGTTCACATGATGCACACAACTATAAAGAATCACTAGCAAATAAACTTGAATCTAAATTAAAAGAATCCGCAAAAACTTGTAAAGAGTGTAATAAACCAACATGGGAAACACTGGGCGAAGCAGAAAAGCAAAAAGGTGTAGATGGTAAAGTATGTTGGAAAGGTTACAAGCGAATGGGCACCAAGAAAAAAGGTGACAAAACAGTAGACAACTGCGTTCCAATCAAGAAAAAATAAAAATCCAATAAATACACACAGTTATTATTTAAACCATGAGAGGGCTGTGTCTTGAACTTTGTTGCAAATATACCATACATCAAATGTTGGATCAAAAAAGAATACGTACACGACTTTCAACGTGGGCATGGTGAATTCATTGAAGCAGTTCTTATAGCAGTCAAATCAGTACAGGGTAGAGCGTTGATGTTCGAAGCATATTTGCCAGAGTATGGTGCCTGTTATGACAAGTTTCCAATATCAGCATTTGTGTGGCACACAGACATCAAAGAAGAAGATCAACTTCCGCTAGGTACACTTGAACTTTGGGATTCATTCAGTTCCAATATACAAGTATGGACCAAAGCCATGTTGAAAAATTGTGATGTGGAAATTATGTTGAAGGGTGGCGACAGAATAAAAGGTGAATATTTGTTCACCATTGATGCTTGTCATGGAGATCCCAACACAGTCAACACCGGAGTATCCGAAGTGCCCAGCGAGCACAAACAACACAACTTTGGTAGGCTGGAAAACGGACAATACTTTGCACAACCAAACAACAGAATGCTTTGGTACGAACAATCATTAACAGCATCTGAATTAAAAAAACCAGACTTCCAAGTCAGCACCAAAGAGTTTTTCTGTGAAAACGAGAGCACAGTAACTTTTGGTGACTCCGACGATTACTTCTACGAAGAAAAAGACAGCCCAGCCAAAAAATAGACTTGACTTTTTGAAAAAGATTAAGTATAATTAGACTTTACGCGGCACAAGTCGCCCATATAAAATACAAGGAGAACAGAATGTCGGCAAGAACATACGGACCAGAAGAACAAGCAAAACTTAAAAGAATTATTGACGAAGGAGCCAATGTGCTACGCGAAGTTGAAGATTTAAGTGGAGGCTTAAAAGATACTGTGAAAGCAGTGGCAGAAGAATTAGAAGTTAAACCATCATTGATTAATAAAGCAATTAAAATTGCACACAAAGGTGAATGGCACAAATATTCTGATGATTTTGATTCATTAGAAAACCTAATTATTGCAGTTGGCAAAGACAAATAAAATAGTCGGATACTTCAAAGAGTCATACAAGCAAGACAAATTGTGCTTTTGGTTAGAAATGATCAGCACACTTGTGAATATTATTGCAAGTATGACGTTGGCACTCAATGCCACCAACCCTGATATGCGTATGGTCTATCCATTTTTTATAATAGGTTCAGCATTAGCCATATTCACTTTTTACAGAAGAAAATTAGTCTGGCCCACAATGTTGGTTAGTTATTTCCTTTGCATGAATATTCTTGGGTTTGGTATAGCAATGAGGTATTGGTAATGAAATATATGGTTGACATTGACGGAACAATTTGCTATAATGAAAACAGCAACTATGTAGACAGTAAACCAGACCTTGTTCGCATAGCAAAACTAAATGCACTGTATGATAAAGGACACGAAATTCATTATTGGACAGCAAGAGGTGGTAACTCAGGCAAAGACTGGACTGAACTTACACATCAACAACTAAAAGATTGGAATGTTAAACACAGTTCAATCACAATGAAAAAACCAGTTTATGATGTCTGGATAGACGATAGAGCCATAAATGCTACAGACTTTTTTGGCGGTTATGAATTAAGGAGCAAAGATGAAGGGATTTAAAATACCACACGTAATATTTAGAGTAAGAGACGGCGATATTGCACCAGATGGTGGATGCACATTTGAAGAAGGTTGTTGGTCTGACAAAACAACTCAAGACTATTTTGCAGGTAAAAGAGTTGTGCTATTCAGTTTACCAGGAGCATTTACTCCAACTTGCACATCAAAACAATTGCCAGGATTTGAATCAAATGCAGACAAAATTAAAAGCATGGGTATTGACGAGATTTATTGTTGTTCAGTGAATGATTCATTTGTGATGAACGCATGGGCAGATTCATTAAAATTAAAAAATGTTAAAGTGATTCCAGATGGTTCAGGTAATTTCACAAGATTTATGGGAATGTTGATTGGAAAGAACCACGTAGGGTTTGGAAATAGAAGTTGGAGATATATGGCAGTGATCAACAACGGTGTTATAGAAGCATGGTGGCAAGAGCCAGGCATAAACAACGATGGCGAGGACAGCGATCCTTATATTGAATCTACTCCAGAAAACATGATGCATTATTTAAAATTTCAAACTAGCCCTGTTTCAGACATGAACACAATGGTAGGGATTGACGTTGAATCTTTAGAAAATGAAGTTTAATGAGAATTGATTATAACATACATTTAGATTATTCAGACGTATTGCTACAACCTAAAAGATCCACATTAAATTCAAGACGTGACGTTGACATTTTAAGAAAATTTAAATTTAGAAATAGTGGTAAAGAATTATCATATGTTCCTATTGTAGCATCTAATATGGATGGTGTAGGAACTTTTTCTATGGCAAGAGTGCTACAAGAATATAAAATGCTTACAGTAATTAGAAAGCATTATACATTAGATGATTGGAAGCAGGCGGCAGGCACAGGACTTAAATTTAAATATGTTTCTGCCTGTGTAGGCACTGGAGCAATACACAACCAAGATGCTACAGATTATCAAACATTAAAACAAGTGATGTCAGCATTTCCTGATATACCTTGTATAACAATTGATGTTGCGAATGCTTATCATGAATCATTTGTAGACTTTGTAACAAAAATTAGAGAAGAATATCCAGAAAAAATAATCATTGCTGGTAATGTTGTGACTCCAAACATGACTGAAGAATTAATTATAAAAGGTGCTGACATTGTGAAAGTTGGTATAGGTCCAGGCAGTGTGTGTACAACAAGAACACAAACAGGAGTTGGCGTTCCACAGTTTTCAGCAATTATGGAATGTTCAGATGCCGCAAATGGTGTTGGTGGTCATATTATTGCAGACGGAGGTTGTACACAACCAGGTGATGTTGCAAAAGCATTGAGCGGTGGTGCACATTTTGTTATGCTAGGTGGAATGTTAGCAGGACATGATGAATCAGAATTAGAGTTAAAAGATGGTAAAAGAGTGTTTTATGGCATGGCTTCACAGACAGCATTAAACACACACGGACAAAGAAAAGACGGATATAGAGGCGTAGAAGGCAAAACAGTAACACTAGAAGATAAAGGCCCAGTCAGAGAGACTGTTGAACAAATATTAGGTGGAGTAAGAAGCACCTGTACTTACATTGGAGCAAGAAGAATCAAAGATATGCCTAAAGCGGCACACTTTGTTAGAGTGAACAATGTAATCAATAGAGTATTTGACAGATATGAAACAAATTAATTTATGAAAAAGGTAACAACAGGCAAAAATCTAAAATGGCTAGCAACCGCAGTATTAATCATAGGCACTTTTATAAACGCAGGATTTCCTGAATTATATCCTGTAGGTCCATTGCTTTTGGCTTTGGGTGGAATAATTTGGTTAATAGTATCCTTTCTTTGGAAAGAACCGGCACTGATTGTAACAAATTTAGTATTGACAGCAATGGGTTTCGGAGGTATACTATTATATTATATAAAGTAAGGAAGAATCATCCACAATTGATTTTAGGTATTTTGTCAGCCACAAATGACAAAAAGGAGAATAAATGAGTTACATAGACGGATATTTTGACAGAAACTCTGACATCATAAGAGTTGTTGAACGACAAAACAAAGAAAGGGTATTCAAAGAATATCCAATCAAATACACATTCTATCATGAAGATCCAGGTGGAAAGTTTAAAAGTACCACAGGTAAACCTTTAAGTAGAATTGTTTCAAAGAACACAAAAGATTTTCACAAAGAACTTGCAATTAACAGAAACAAAACATTATTTGAATCTGATATAAATCCTATCTTTCAATGTTTAAGTGAAAACTATCTTAATCAAGATGCTCCTGATTTAAATATAGCATTTTTCGACATTGAAACAGATTATGATCCTGAAAGAGGATTTAGTCAACCCGGTGATCCTTTCATGCCAATCACAGCAATCACCGTTTCGTTACAATGGTTAGGCACTATGGTTACATTTGCCATACCACCCAAAACAATGGGCATAGAAGAAGCCAAAGAAACTACAAAAGGCATAGACAATGTGTATCTGTATAAAGATGAAGCAGATATGATCAAAGCATTTTTAGATATTATTGAAGACGCTGATGTAATATCAGGATGGAATTCAGAAGGTTACGACTTACCATATATCATAAACAGAATTAAAAAGGTAATGAGCAAAGATGACACAAGACGTTTATGTTTGTGGAAACAAATGCCTAAGAAAAGAACTTTTGAAAGATATGGTAGAGAACAAGAAACTTATGATTTAGTTGGCAGAGTACATTTAGACTCATTGGAACTTTATAGAAAATACACCTACGAAGAACGACATTCATATAGATTAGATGCTATTGGTGACCATGAAATAGGTGAGACTAAAACTGTGTATGAAGGAAGTTTAGATCAACTTTACAATCAAGACTTTAGAACATTCATAGAATACAACAGACAAGACGTGGCACTATTGGATAAATTGGATCGTAAGTTAAGATTTATAGCATTATCAAATGAACTAGCACACAGTAACACAGTTTTACTACAAACCACTATGGGTGCAGTTGCAGTTACAGAACAAGCAATTATAAATGAAGCACACAGACGAGGAGTACAAGTACCAAATAGACCAAAAAGAGATGACAACTCAACATCAGCCGCAGGTGCTTATGTGGCATATCCTAAAAAAGGATTGCACAAATGGATTGGTTCGATGGATATTAATTCGCTATATCCGTCTGTGATTAGAGCTTTAAACATGGCTCCTGAATGTGTAATGGGACAACTGAGACCAACATACACAGATGAATACATTGATGAACAAATGACATTACAAAAAAAATCATTTGCAGGTGCATGGGAAAATCATTTTGGATCATTAGAATATGACGCTGTGATGGAAAAAAGAAAAGATATCAGTATTAATGTGGATTGGGAAGATGGAAAAGTAGACATAATGAGTGGTGCTGAAATTTACAAAATGATTTTCGATAGTAATAATCCAATGATGATAAGTGCAAATGGAACAATATTCACAAGCGAGTTTGAAGGTGTAATACCTGGACTACTTGCACGTTGGTATAAAGAAAGAAAAGATATGCAGGCTATGTTGAAGAAAGCCAAAGAAGCAAAAAACGAAGCAGAAATAGAATTCTGGGATAAAAGACAACTGGTTAAAAAGATTAACTTGAACAGTTTGTATGGTGCTATCCTTAATCCAGGTTGTAGATTCTTTGACAAACGTATTGGACAATCAACAACATTATCAGGCAGACAGATATCTAAACACATGGCATCCAAGATCAACGAAGTGATAACTGGTGATTATGATCATGTAGGCAAAGCATTAATTTATGGTGACACAGACTCGGCTTATTTTTCAGCATATGAAGTTCTTAAAAAGGAAATAGATGCGGGACAAATACCTTGGACAAAAGAAAGTGTTGTAAAACTGTATGATCAAGTTGCTGGTGAAGTGAACAATTCATTTAAAAAATTTATGGGACAAGCATTTCATTGTATGAGATCAAGAGCAGAAGTAATTCAAGCAGGTAGAGAAAGTGTGGCAACATCGGGCTTGTTTATCACAAAGAAAAGATATGCCATATTGATTTATGATTTAGAAGGATTTAGAACTGATCAAGACGGCAAGGCAGGCAAAATTAAAGCAATGGGACTAGATTTAAAAAGATCAGACACACCTGTGTATATTCAGAACTTCTTATCTGAATTACTATTAATGGTGTTATCCGATAACACAGAAGAACAAGTGTTGGATAAAATTACACAATTTAGAAATGAATTTAAAACAAGACCAGGCTGGGAGAAAGGATCTCCACGTAGAGCAAACAACATAGGTGAATATTCTAAAAAAGAAGCAAGACTGGGCAAAGCAAACATGCCTGGTCACGTAAGAGCAAGTATTAACTGGAACACACTTAAACGTATGAACAGTGACAAGTATTCGCAAGAAATTATGGATGGTATGAAAGTAATTGTTTGTAAATTAAAAAAGAATCCATTAGACTTTACCAGTGTTGCGTATCCTGTGGATGAATTGCGTATTCCAGAATGGTTTAAAGAATTGCCATTTGATGATGCCACAATGGAAAGCACAGTGATCGATAATAAACTTGGCAACTTGCTTGGAGTATTAGGTTGGGACATTAAGTCAACCGAAAGTAATAACACATTTAACAATCTTTTTGATTTTGGAGGATAGATGTCTACACACGGAATGATAGATTTGGAAACATTGAGCACCAGACCAGATGCTACTTTGTTAACATTGGGTGCTATAAAATTTGATCCTTACACAGATTCAGAACCACACGCAGGATTGTATCTAAGAGTGGATGTTGATGAACAAAGTGCATTGGGTCGACATGTGGATGAAAACACTCTTGAATGGTGGGGTCGACAAGATGAAGAAATTAGAAATGAAGCACTGGGTGATGAAGACAGAATTTCATTAAGCAATATGATAAAACAATTAAACAAATGGTGTGTAGGAGTGGACGAATTATGGTGCCAAGGTCCGCTTTTTGATTATGCCATATTACAAAATTTGTATGCTCAACTAGGGCAACCTTGTCCTTGGAACTATTGGCAAATTAGAGATTCAAGAACTCTGTTCAATATGTTACCAAAAGACCCAAGAAAAGACATACAGATGTCACTTCACAATGCATTGGCGGATTGTTATTTCCAAGCCAAAAGTGTGCAGAAGGCTTATAAACATTTTGGAGTAAAGTCAAGATGGAACAATTAGTAGTTGACTTTTCGACAAAACCTAAATATAATATAACAAACAGGAGAATAAAAAAATGAAAGACATCTTACAAGACATCGTTGCACATACACATTCGCTAGGATTTCTTAGCCTTGTAAAAGTGAGTAACGAAGAACAAACAAAAATAGAAAGTATGGCCGAAGACAGATCAGTTATTCTTTCAGCAAACACAAATACTAAAGTGAACGAATTCGATGGTGTGTTTGGTATGCCTAATTTAGACAAACTGGCTTTACACTTAAAATGTCCAGAGTATCAAAAAGAAGCAAAGATCGAAATCAAATCAGCAGAAAGAAATGGTAAAACTATTCCAACGCATATTCACTTTGAAAATGCAGGCGGAGATTTTAAAAATGATTACAGATTTATGAGTACTGAAATTATTAATGAAAAGTTAAAGTCTGTTAAATTTAAAGGGTCTAATTGGGATATTAATTTTGAACCTAAACTTGCGGCAATACACAGATTGAAATTACAAGCGGCGGCACATGTTGAAGAAACTGTGTTTACTATAAAAACAGAAAACAACACATTGATGTTTTATTTTGGTGATGCTAATTCACACGCAGGATCATTTGTATTTGAATCTAATCTAACAGGTGAATTAAAAAACACTTGGAGTTGGCCGATACAACAAGTGATCAGTATTTTGAGTCTTGACGGAAAAGTTAAAATGAGTATTTCTGATCAAGGAGCAATGCAAATAACTGTGGACAGTGGAATTGGTGAATACAATTACATACTGCCTGCACAAACAAAATAAGGACATATGGCTAAAAAGAAAAAGACTATAAAAAGTAACAAACCAGGTATTGTGGAAAAGATTGGAACATGGCATTCGAAAATCTTTACATATGTGAGTTATAAAGCAAGAACATCAAGACTGTGGGCAATACTGCTCTCTGCATTGGTAATTTATGAGTTGGTTGAGCATTTGGTGTTTCCTTGGTTAGTTCCGCTTTTAGCAATAAAGGCATTTGGATAATATGGAAAAGAAAAACATACCCACTGACAACTTAACTGAAAAGCAAAAAGATTACGCAACTTTTCTTCCTGCTTTGAGCAGTTTTTATGCTAGGGATATTGGTAAAGCAAGACATCAAGAAGACTACATTAAACCTGAAAGAGTTCCACAAAACTTTGAACATGGTGTTGAGGGTATGAATTACTTGAGTTCCAAAGACACTTATTTCTATTACAAGTGGCATTTATATTCGGCGGGTCATGCTGATTTAAATATGGATCACTTTTCTGTGAGGGACGACATCATCAGAAACAGAGATAGAAAAGATAACTGGGTACTAGGTGACTCAGGTGGTTTCCAAATAGGTAAAGGTGTTTGGGAAGGCGACTGGAAAGATGTTAATTGTCCTAAAGCCAAAAAGAAACGTGAACAAGTGTTGGCGTTCATGGATGGCAACATGGATTATGGTATGATATTGGATATACCTGCTTGGGTATCTCGTTCTCCTGCGGGTGCGGCGGCAAGTAAGATCAGTTCATATCAAGAAGCAGTTGATGGCACAAAAATCAACAATGATTACTTTATGAAAAATCGTAACGGTAATTGTAAATTTTTAAATGTATTACAAGGTGAAAACTTTCAACAAGCAGATGATTGGTACACACAAATGAAACACTATTGTGATCCTAAACAATTTCCTAGCACACACTTTAATGGTTGGGCAATGGGTGGACAGAACATGTGCGATATACACTTGGCATTGAAACGTTTGGTGGCATTGAGATTTGATGGATTATTAGAAAAAGGTGTGCATGATGTTATGCACTTTTTAGGAACAAGTAAATTAGAATGGGCAGTGTTGTTAACAGATGTTCAAAGAGCAATTAGAAAATATCATAATCCAAACTTTATGATCACATTTGATTGTGCTTCACCTTTCTTAGCCAGTGCTAATGGTCAAATTTACACTGACATAGAAATTAAAGACAAAAAGAAATGGACATACAGAATGCAACCAAGTGTTGATGATAAAGCATTTTCTTTAGAAACAAAATTATTTAGAGATGCTGTGTTAGAAAAAGGTATATTTGAAAGATTTATGGACAGTCCTATCAGTAAAAGATTGATGCTGAAAGATGTTACCTGTTATAAACCAGGTGATTTAAACAAGATGGGTAATGAAGGTAGAACATCTTGGGACTCATTCAGTTACACACTACAAATGGCACACAATGTGTGGACACATATTTCAGCAGTGCAAGAAGCAAATCGACAATATGATTTAGGTTTAAATCCTAAAATGTTGGTTGAAGAAAAGTTTGATAGAGTTGCTTTTAAAGATATTGTGGATGCCATATTTGCCACCAGCAGTAGAGATGAAGCAAACATGGTAATCGAAGAGTTTTCAAGATTCTGGATGTCAATCATTGGCACTAGAGGAGCAACAGGTAAAAAGACAGTGAATGCAAGTACACAATTTTCTAACCTATTTGAGGAGGCTTAAAATGACAATAAGAAAAAGTAGAAAAGTAAAATCAGTTGAAAAAGAATACAAGTGGTACAAAAGTAAAGTTAATGAAATGGAGTCTGAACGTTCTTATGATAGATCGTGGGGCAGTAAAGAACTTCTTTTAAAATTTAAAAAGATGAAACTGTTTTTAAAAACACAATTAAAGAAAATGCAGGATACATTATAACAATGAAAAGTTTGGTTGTTGGACTAGGATTTGGACAGTTGTACGTTAACATTCTAAAAAGAATGGGACATGAAGTGATTACTGTGGATATAAATCCTAATGCTGATGCAGACTTCACAGAACTTACAACAGCCATAACAGCTCATGCACCATTTGACACTGCTCATATTTGTGTGCCTAATCATTTACACTACAAGACAGCATTAAAATTAGCAGAACACACAAAGATTGTGTTTGTGGAGAAGCCAGGTGTGGAAACAATTAATCACTGGAGATTGCTTACAAACCTAAATAAGTCAACAAGATTTATGATGACAAAGAATAATCAGTGGAGAAACAATATCAAACAGATAGCAGAAAATTGTGAAGCAAGTGATATGATACAGATCAACTGGGTAAACAAAAATAGAATTCCTGGACCAGGAACATGGTTTACAGATAAGAGTAAAGCATTTGGCGGTGTGAGTAGAGATTTATTACCTCACTTAATGAGTATAATGATGTCAGTGAACAAGAACAGTTATCAAGATTTTAAAGTTAGACAGTATCACACAGAGCAACGATGGAACTTGTCGGATTGCACAGGCACAGATTATGGTGTTGTCAATGAAAATGGAGTTTATAATGTAGATGATTCAGCCACTATGGAATTGACAGATGGTAACAAAATCTATATACTGTATGCTAATTGGAAAACTAACTTACACGATGACATGGCTATACATTTTTACAAAGATGGAGAATCACATTTAGCATCAATACCTTTAGGATTATGTCCAGAAGAAGCATATGAAGAAATGATCAAAGACAGTTTAATACATCTAGAAGATGATATGTTTTGGAACAATCAGTTGGAGCAAGATTTATACATACAGGAAAAAATTAATGACAAAAGTACAGATATTATACACTGAAGGTAAAGGTGAATTCAAAGAAGGTGATTTTGAAGTACCTGATATTACCTCTGATCAAATAAGAGTAAAAAGTGTTTTTACTGGTGTGTGTAGAAGTGATATTGATATGATGAATGGAGACTTTGGTCCACTTCCTTTGAACATGCAAGGTCATGAAGGTTTAGGTGAAGTATTAGAAATAGGTAGCGAAGTAAAAGATATCGATGTGGGAGATTATGTTGCAACAAGAGGTGAGCCTGCATATGCTGATCAATACAATGCTGATAAAGGAACTTATGTAAGTGTTCCTGAAGCAGACCCTAAATACATCATAGAACCAGTTGCTTGTGGGTTGAATGTGGTCATGCAAGAAGAATACCAGTTTGAAAAACGTAACAGCAAAGATGCAAGAATTGCCATTATAGGCAGTGGATTTCTTAGTTGGGTTGTGTATCAATATCTAAGTGCTAATTATTTCTTTCAAATAGACGTAATAGGCAGTCACAACAAAGAACGTTGGGGCGACAATTTAAAAGATACATTTGAAGGAATGTATGATATTGTGATAGATTTAAACACCAGAGATGAAGTCTTTGTAAGAGATATCATAAAACCACAAGGATTAATTGTGCTAGGTGCAGAGAAAACAGATAAAATTACAACATCATTTAGCAAACTGTTATGGAATGCTGTCACTGTTGTGTTTCCATCTCCTAGACAAAAAGATTTTCAAAGATGTATGAAGACAGCAGTTAACATGATTGAAAAAGGTGCTTTGAACATAGATAAATTTTGGAGCAAAGGATATAATAGAAAAACAGAATGGCATGATGCTTTTAAAGAAGGCAATCAAAGAATGCCAGGATACAGCAGAGGATACATAGAATGGCTTTAGACACAGCAAAAAGAAAACAGGTAATATACTTTACAGGTACCGAGATAGAAAACACAATAGCAAAAGGTTGGCAAACACTGTTTGTGGTTGGTGTTAGATCCGCTGAAGAAATTGAAAAATTGGCTGTTGGTCACAAAGCAAAACACATATATTTCGGAACTAGTCAAAGTTTTGTTATCAACAACGAACAACAGTTGAAACCGTGGTATGAAATGATCAAATCATTATTGGACAAAGACTTTTGGATAACACTTGATTTTGGTATAGAATATATGGAAACTGTTACAAGTACAGGTTTGATGAGTTATAAAAAATTTATTCCAATGATAAGTGCTAAAATTCCAAATATTTACAAAGTGAATGGCAATGCTACACTTAAAATAGATGATGTTACTTGGGGACATTCAAACACAGGTGTTTGGAGCAGAAATCTAAAAGAAATCACCAAAGATATGCACTATACAGATTGGAAAGAATATGTGGGAGACACAGTAATTGACGTTGACACAGACGAATAAAATTGCTATAATTAGATATGAATAAACATAAAACATTTATATGGGTAACATTTAAAAAAGAAGGCATTCATAAATATCCTGCGGCACTGGAAGATCCAGCACTTGCAACAGGTGATGAATATGATGTATCATTTTTAGGATACCCTCACAGACATATATTTCATTTTAAAGTAGAAATTGAAGTATTTCATAATGACAGAGATATAGAGTTTATACAATTCAAAAGATGGTTAGAAAAACTGTATGCTGAAAAAACATTACAGTTAGATTATAAATCTTGTGAAATGATGAGCGATGACTTGGCAGAAGAAATTGGCAAGAAATATCCTGGAAGAGACGTTATTATTAATGTAAGTGAGGATGGCGAAAATGGGAGTGAGATCATTTATCATAAGGAGTAACACTTGAGTTATATTTCAGGTATTATTGCTTTTATGTGTCTAGTAGGTTACAGTGTAACTGTGCCTCATCCACTAACAGGTGGTAACGAGATGATAAGTGATATCTACTATTATCTTTTTTGCTTATTCGCAGGACTAACAGTTATTTTAGACATGGAAAACAAATGACAATTTATATTGTAGACTTAGAAGCAGTTGACACAAGATACACCAAAGAGTGGAAAACATTCTTGCCTAAACAATTGAAGAAAACAACCAACAGCGAAGTTATCACAATCAATGGAGGAGATACTCCACAAGCAACTACACCTGGAGCATTTTTAAACTTTGGTGGCACTAATGTTTACAAAGCCAATCAAATGCAACAGATAGGTAAATTGTTCTGCGATGGCAAAATAAAAGATGGTGATTACTTTTTGTACACAGATGCATGGAATCCCACAGTGTTACAATTAAAGTATATGGCAGAACTGTTAAAAGTAAAAATTAAGATAGGCGGTATGTGGCACGCCGGTTCATATGATCCGCAAGACTTCTTAGGTAGACTGATTGGAGATAAACCTTGGGTAAGAAACACAGAACAGGCAATGTTTGATACATTTGATCACAATTTCTTTGCTACACAATTTCATATTGATTTATTTTCTAAAACATTTACACAAGCCAAAGACAATGATAAAGTTGTAAAAGTAGGTTGGCCCATGGAGTATATGGAACACACTTTGGATATGTATCAGAACATGGAGAAGAAAGATATTATTCTTTTTCCACACAGAATGGCTCCTGAAAAACAACCTGCAATATTTCAAGATTTAAAAAACTCTTTACCACAATATGAATTTGTGGTTTGTCAGGAAAAAACTTTATCTAAAAACGAATATCATAACTTGTTAGGAGAAGCAAAATTAATGTTCAGTGCTAATCTACAAGAAACATTAGGTATCAGTTGGTATGAAGGTGCTATACTTGGAGTTATTCCAATGATGCCTGACCGATTAAGTTACAAAGAGATGGCACTAAATGAATTCTTATACCCAAGCGAATGGACAGAGAATATGGAAAGTTACAGAAAACACAAAAAACAGTTGATGGCTAAGATAGATGATTACATGGAAAACTATTCAAAGTATGCTCCTGCTGTTATAAAACAAAAAACAAAACTGAAAGAACAATATTTTTCAGGCAATAAACTATATGGAGTTTTATCAAATGGCTAAAAAAGGACGACCACCAGAACAACAAAATAATCTAGCATCTAACGGTATTTACGTGTTAATGGAAGACATCACAATGGAATCTTGTAGAAGTTGCATTCAGTGGATTATGAATCACAATCTAGCAGACACAAGATTACCACAACTAACTTTGATAATTAATTCACCTGGTGGAGATGTACACGCCGCATTTGCATTGATTGATACAATGAAAGCGAGTACTATACCAATTAAAACTGTGGGATTAGGATTAATTGCATCATGTGGATTTTTATTATTCATAGCAGGTAAAAAAGGTTCAAGAATATTGACACCTAATACTGCAATACTATCACACCAATACAGTTGGGGCAGTGCAGGTAAAGAACACGAACTGTATGCAAGAGTTAAAGAATTCGAATTGAGTACAAAACGAATGATTGAACACTACAAAAAATGTATAGGCATGAATGAAAAACAGATTAGAGAAATTTTACTGCCACCACAGGATGTGTGGTTAGATGCCAAAGAAGCAAAAAGACTTAAGATTTGTGATAAAGTAGAAGAGTTATACTAATATATCCTTAAAGGAGTTAAATTTATATGACAATTAGTAAAAAACAAGAAAAAGAAATATGGAGTGTTGATTCCAAATCACTCACTAATAGTTCAACAGGACCGGTTGTGAGTTATTCAACAGATTCCTCATCATTCACACTCACAGAACCAATTGACTTTGGTGCAGATGCAGGAAAAGGTTTTGAAAATATGAAGTTTGACGATTTCTTACCTGGTAAACCTTTTGAAGACACAGTACCAACTTTAGAAACTATAGATAAAGTGTGTGACGATTATCCTTCATTACAAATAGCATATGAAAAATTCAAGAACGTTTGGAGAATCTGTTACACAGATTATTGTTCTAAAAACCCAGATGAAGAAAACTACTAATGGACAATAAAGTTTATTTTACAATGATACAGGTTCGAAACGGCATGGATAAAATCTGTGAGCAAATGGGTAAAGATGGATTTGAACCTGATCTTGTTATGGGTATCAACAGAGGTGGATGTATTCCTGGTGTGTATATGAGTCATCGATTGCATATTCCACACGAAGTATTAGACGTTAGATTGAGAGATCATAAAGCAAAACCAGATTTATCTAATCTAGAAAAAGCCTATGCATTTCAAAAAAAAATATTAATTATTGATGACATTAATGATTCCGGTAGCACATTCAAATTCATTCGTGAAAATTTTGGTGGAGAAGACAGAGTAAAAACAGCCGCAATCATACACAATAAGCCAAGCAAGTTTGACACATTGGATTATTGGTGCTATAATATAAACAAAGAAGAAAATCCACAATGGATTGTATTTCCTTGGGAGCAATGGTAATGATAGAAGTAGACACATTAGAAAAAGCAAAGAAAGACGGAAGAGCACCTTGGTCAGATGTGGTGTATGATTTTAAAGACATGATGTGGTACAATGACGGATATCCAGTTACAGAAGGACATTCTTTAATAGTACCCAAAGAAGCAACACAAGAAAGACTTATTAGATGTGTTGAACTTGCAATTAAAATAGGCAATGACAATGTTGCCAAAGGTGTTGTTGACGGATACAATGTTGGGATCAATGTTGGTGAAGCGGCAGGACAAACTGTGATGTATCCACACGTTCATCTTATTCCTAGGAAAAAAGGTGATTGTGAAAATCCCAAAGGTGGTGTAAGGAATGTTATACCCAGCAAAGGGGATTACACAAAAAATGAATAATGAACCATTTATCAAAGTTTATGATGATCTAATACCTGCTTATTTGCAAGATCATCTTGAGTTAATTACATTAGGTGTTAAAAGCAAAGGTGAAGAGTTCATTGACCCCAGTGTTGATTTTAAATGCAAGTATGAAATAACTGCTAAAGAAACAAATCAACCGCCATTGAGTTTTGTACATTTGCTTAAATCACATACATCGATCAGTAAACACCTTGACAATTTCGGAATGGTGGCTCAGGCTTTGTGCAATGTGAATGATTTAATATTGCAAAATATTATGTTGGCAAGAGTGTTTATCACAGTGCCACACCAAACAGAACTAACACACTATGCACCTCACATTGATATAGAAGTTGAACACATGGTTGTGATTTATTTTGTTAACGATGCTGATGGTGATACAGTATTTTTTGACAATGATGGAAAAATTATAAAATCCGTTGAACCAAGAAAAGGTAGAGCAATTATCTTTGATGGTAAAATAAAGCATGGAGGTGGGATTCCTAAAAATGGCCCACGTTGTATTGCAAACTTTGATATAAAGGTAAAACAATGAGTAGATCACTTTTTATAGGCGATAGCCACACAGTAGGATATAAAACCATCGAAGGACAAGTAGGTCCGGGTAGTTTTACATTTTGGAACGATAACAATTATGCAGTAAAATATTCTGAAATACACAACAAAGACATTGTGATTTACGCACAACCAGGTGCAACTAACAACTTGTACACAATTTGGTTGGCTAATATGTTTTCTAAATATAACGATATCGACGAAGTGTTTATTTGTTTGGCTCCGTTGAATAGAATAGAATTAAGTTTTGATCCAGACTTACAACATGAAGCAGGTCCATTAGATCAATTCACATACGAACATCCAGAATCAACTGAAAATGTTAGAAAATTTTCTGATCAACCTGTCGCAGGAAACACTGTGCAGATATTACAGAAGCCTGTGGGAGATGATTATAAAAAAATACCAAGTATTGGCTTTTCAGCAGAACATGGGTTGACATCACCTGATCTAAGAAAAGATCCTTATATGTCTGTAAAATTGTTTTACGAGTGTAACACTATAATAGAAAAAAGAGAATTTTTAAAAAATATGTATATGTGGGATAAGATGTGTACAGCAAATAACACAAAGTTGTATGTGTTTAATTTTAGAAGCAGAGGTGTGTGGCCCAGTGAGTCAGATTATTTTGGTAAAATTGATACCCTGAAAAGAGCTGAACAGAGTGTGGAACAACATCTAAATACATTAGGACACAAAGCAGAAGATTATTTTATTGAAGACAAAGAACATTTTAACAATCAATATCATACAATAATAGCAACAGAATATTTGAAATGGCTAAAAGAATATTAATAACAGGCGACAGTTTTGGTTGTGAATGGCCCGGTGGTGAAGGTATCGGTTGGCCTTTGATATTATCCAAAACTCATGCTGTGAACAATTTAGCACAGGCTGGTGTGGGAGAATATAAAATACTGAAACAATTACATGATTTAAGTGCTCATGATTCATATTGGGTTAACAATTATGATTGTGTTATTGTGTGTCATACTAGTCCTAGCAGAATACACACACCTAAACATCCTGTACACAAACAAGGGTTACATAAACATTGTGATTTGATATACTCTGATTTACACGATAAAGTTGATTGGTTCAATCCAGGGTTGAAAACTGCTAAAAATTGGTTTTATCATCATTACGATGATGAGTACCAAAAAGATCTATATCAAATTTTACGTGAAGAAATAAACAGATTCATACCAATTCCATATTTGGCTGTGGACAATTTTAGTATCAGTAACCAATTTTCTTTTGAAAAGAACACATTAGATTTAACAGATATTTGGCATGAACATAGAGGTGAAATTAATCACTACACTGAAGAAGGAAACCAAATTGTTCTTAAACAAATCATTGACAAATTAGATAAAATTTGTTAATATAGTAATAACATAGGAGAAATAAAAATGGCAAGTAGACAACACATATATGATGCACTTGTGGCACACGCCAAAGGACATATAGAAAAACACAAAGCCAATGTTGAAATATACATGGAGAAGGCTGTGGGAATTGGTGAACACGGAGACATTCTTGAAACTATAGAAAAAGAATTAAAAGTGATTGCTGAATACCATGATCAATTAGAAGTATTAGAAACATACATCAAGAGGGATTAATGAAAGCATCTGAACGAATAAGACAAAGGCTTAAAGAAAAAGACGTTAGATTTCATAGCAATGACAATATTGCTGATTTTGTAGAACAAGGCGAGTTGGAAGAACTTCAGAAAGAAGTTGAAGATTCATTTTCAGGAGTACTCGATGCATTAGTAATTGATACTGAAAATGATCATAACACAAAAGAGACTGCAAGACGTGTTGCTAAAATGTATATAAAAGAAATATTTGGTGGTAGATTTGTTCAACCGCCTAAAATTACTTCTTTTCCTAACATGGGTTATAGAAGTTTATACACAAGTGGTCCAATCAGTGTTAAATCGACTTGTGCCCATCATTTTCAGAATATTGTAGGTAAGTGTTGGATAGGTGTTCTTCCAGAAAAAGAAGTTATTGGATTATCTAAATTTAATAGATTAGTTCATCACATTGCTGAAAGACCTCAAATACAGGAAGAAATGACAACACAGATTGCTGAAGCATTACAAAAATATGCAAAGACTCCAAATGTGGCTGTACTGATCAAAGCAGAACATCATTGCATGACACACAGAGGTGTAAGAGAACATGAATCAGATATGACAACTGCTATCATGTTGGGTGCGTTTGATAAACATGCTCCTCTTAAGAAAGAGTTCTATGATATATGTTTGAGCATGAAAGGTCATAACTAAATCAATGAGTAGTAAACTTCGATATTCAGAAGCATTTTATTCCATACAAGGCGAAGGACGTTTTGTTGGAGTACCCAGTGTGTTCTTAAGAACATTTGGCTGTAATTTTCGTTGTATGAACTTTGGGTTAGATAAAGAACCAAACAGAGCAGAAAAACTTAAACAAGGAATAAAATACAATCCAGAAGTTAAGAAGTTGTTAGATGAAGGGATTACTGACAAGGTGGATAAGTTTGAGGACTTGCCAATAATTCATACAGGCTGTGACACTTATGCCAGTATCTATCCTGAGTTTAAAAAGTTTATGATGGATAAAACTGTTGACGAGGTTGTGGATCATATATTATCATTAACTCCAGAAGGCAAGTGGACTATGTCTAATGGACAAGATGTACACTTTATTTTAACAGGCGGTGAACCTTTGTTAGGATGGCAAAGAACATACATCGAACTATTTGAACATCCAAGAATGAAGGATTTAAAAAATGTTACTTTCGAAACAAACACAACGCAGACTTTACATAAGGATTTTGAAGACTATCTTAGAAAACAAAACAGATTCCAAGTCACTTGGTCATGCTCTCCAAAACTTTCCGTATCAGGTGAACCTTGGGACACTGCTATCAAACCTGAAATTGCTAGGTCTTATAATGGGATTCCTAATAGTGAAATGTATTTCAAATTTGTGGTTGCTGATGCTTCCGATGTTGATGAAGTTGCACAAGCAGTTGCCGAGTTCAATCAAGTGGGAGTCAACGTTCCCGTTTATGTCATGCCATTGGGAGGCAGATCAGAAACATACACACTCAACACAAAAAGAGTTGCCGAATTGGCAATGGCAAGAGGATGGAGATACACTCCAAGACTACACGTCGACATATTCGGAAATGCCTGGGGGACTTGATAAAATAAACAAGGAAAAAATGGAGAATAATAATGGACATCATTAAGAAAATTAAAGAAGTAAAGGACAAGTTTATTAAGAAGAAAGAAACAACTTCTAAAGAAACTGGTAAAAATCCAAAGTTAGATGCATTAATGAAAGAAAAAGAACAAGCAACAGCAAAAGGTGAACCTTGGGTTGCTGTGTTAGACACAAAAATTAATGGAGACAACATAAGAAACGGGTTCTTTGAACTGGATTGGAACAATGAGTTTATCGAGAAATTGTTAGATGCAGGCTACAAAGGAGAATCAAATGAACAAATAGTAGATGGTTGGTTCAGAACAATAGCTCAAAATATTCTTGATGAAGAAGGTTTAGATCCTACAAGAGGTGCTGGATACATTAATACTAAAAATTTAAGTGAAGATAAATCAGAAATAAGTTAGGAGATAATATGACAGACTCAGAAGAAAAACAAAGAGCACTAGACGCCTCAATGGAAAATGAGAGTGTGGGACACCAAGAGAACTATGCCCCAACTGTACAGATATCTCTTAAGGAATACGACAAACTTAAAGAGAGAAGCAAGTACATCACAGACAGAGATCTAATTGGTTGTATAGACAAAATAGAAGAACTTGTCAGAGCATTAAGAAAGCACATTGTTAGAACAGATATCGAGTAATGAATTATATAATTGTAGACACAGCCAATACATTTTTTAGAGCCAAACACGCAATACAGAGTGATTTGGATTCTAAGGTAGGAATGGCTTTACATATCACATTAAACAGTGTTCGTAAAGTATGGCAGGATTTTAAAGGTGACCATGTTGTATTTTGTTTGGAAGGTAGAAGTTGGCGTAAAGACTTTTATGAACCTTATAAACGTAATAGAAAAAATGCTAGAGATGCCAGAACAGAAAAAGAAGTCGAAGAAGATTTAATATTTTGGGAAACTTTTGATAATTTTAACGAATTTATTGAAACAAAAACAAATTGTACTTCTATTCAAAATCCTAAACTTGAAGCAGATGATTTAATTGCAGGTTGGGTACAATCACATCCAGATGATAATCATATTATTGTTTCAACAGACGGTGACTTTGCTCAATTGATTGCTCCTAATGTGTGTCAATACAATGGAATAACTGAAGTAACAACCACACATGAAGGATACTTTGACCCAAAAGGAAAAAGAGTAATAGATAAAAAGACCAAAGAAGAAAAACCTGCACCCAATCCTCAATGGTTGTTGTTTGAAAAATGTATGAGAGGCGATACTGCTGACAATGTGTTCAGTGCTTATCCTGGAGTTAGAAAAAAAGGAACTAAAAAAAAAGTTGGTTTGCAAGAAGCATTTGAAGATAGAAATTCTAAAGGATACAATTGGAACAATATAATGTTACAACGTTGGGTTGATCACAATGGCAACGAACACAGAGTGATGGATGACTTTCAAAGAAATATAACATTGTGTGACTTAACAGCACAACCTGAAGAAATAAGAACATTGATTAACGATGCTATTAATGATGTTAAACCTAAAACTGTTGAACAAGTAGGATTAAAATTAATAAAATTTTGTGCTAAATGGGATATGCAAAAAATTGCAGAATATCCACAAACGTATGCAGAACCATTAAATGCAAAATATAAACTTAAAGAGGAGGCAATAGCATGACAAGTAAATTTTTTGCAAAGCCGATATTAGAAAATAGATTCTGGATATTAGAATCCGACGGAAAAAAAGTAGGAACTATATGTAGACAAGAAGATAGAAGATATATGTTTAGTTGTACCGATGGTACTAGACTGTTTGATAATCAACAACAACTCCAAGGAAGTTTTGATGGAGAGTTGATGTGGGGTACAACATTAAGTGTACCAATAGAAGAAAAGGAAAACGAAGATAATTCAGTTTATGATTACCCTTCAAAATTTAAAGCATTCAATATGGTTTTTGATGTGAAACGTAAATTACCATTGTTTAATAAAAGTAAAAAATCTAAAAGTTTATACTGTGCTGGGTACTATGTTATTCAATTTGAAAAAGGATGGGTTAGAAGTTACTGTCCTAAATTATTAACATTAAACAGTTATCCTTACAAAGGACCATTTAGAACATCATTAGAAATGAAAACGGAGTTGAGCAATGCCAACAAATTACCCTATTAATACAGCCAGTCTGCAACAATTTATACAACAAGTTAAAGGTGCAGACCTTAGTAATCAAAAAGAAGTGCGTTTAGACATCAACACAGCCAAGCAAGTCACGTATAGCCTAGCCACAGTGTTGGCCCGTTTAGCGGGCGACTACGAGGGTCTAATAGCACAGAATACCAGCACAGAAGTCGAAGCAATTGAAATAAAAGTAGACGGCGGTAACTTATAATACTACCTCGAGGTAGATAAATACTCATATAATATGAGTAACATAACACATCTATACATTAAAAAACACAACCAAACAGGGTTGATGTACTTTGGAAAAACGGTTAAAAACCCGGAATCCTACACGGGTTCAGGTGTGTATTGGACTAGTCATCTAAAGAAGCACGGAAATGATGTATCAACTTTATGGACTAAGGCTTTCACAAACAAAAAAGAGTTGAACAAATACGCATTAGAATATTCTAGAAAGCACAACATTGTTGAGTCAAACAATTATGCCAATTTAAAAGAAGAAGACGGCTTAATGGGGGGTGACACAGGCATCAGTCCTGAAGGCAGAAAAATTATTAGCGAAAAATCTAAGAAATTTAGACACACAGAAGAAACAAAAGCAAGAATTAGAAAAGCAAGAGCTTTACAAAAACCAACAATGCTTGGCAAAAAACATTCTATTGAAACAATTATGAAAATTAAAAAAGCAAGAGCTAACCAAAAAAATATTAGAGGAGTTATCCGTGTCGCGACCTAAGCCGACTATATTACTAGAATCCACCGATCGCAAATCTTACAAGAGCGAACAGGTACTTGCGGCTGAAGGTATATGGGCAGTATTCCACAAAAATAAACCATGCAATCTAAAATCAGCAAACATGCTGAACAACTACCCGGGACCAAAATACAAGAAAGTATCGTTTTCAAATCCTGGACACGCATTCAATCTAGCCAAAAAGATGAACACCATGTTCAACACTGAAGACTTCACAGTGGTCAAATTGACCCAGGGTGAAACTGTCAGTGAAAAATGAATTGGAAAGAAACCTACACCAAAATCTTCTTAAAAAATGCTGACATAGGCATCAGCGAAAATACTCTGAAAGAGTATATGCCGTCTTGGTGGAAGAACACTAGAGACAAAGGTTCAGGTGGTTTACGTCTAACTGACGAAGGATTAACATTTATCAAAGACAAACTGCAACTGCAAACATATGATGTACCATTTCCTACTGATTTTAACCTTACCACACAAACCATAATATTTTTGGACAAATATTTAAACTGTCCTTACTACCTAGCAGACGATGGCATTATTGTTACCAACGAAAGAAGAGCAATGGAATTGATGTTGTTTTCTGGAGATATCCGAAAATATGGTATCAATAAAGCACTTTCCCGACTAGAAACCACAGAATAAGTTATCCACAGATCAAATTACCCGCATAAACCTTGACTTCTTAGGCACTTGACTTTTGGTACGTCAGAATGTATTATTAAGTATAACAACAAATTAACGAGGAGTACAAATGGTAAAACAAAGTAAAATACAAGATGCTGGTCTTACAACTAGACAACTTTCGCCTAACAAAGCAAAGGCAAGTATATTACACGCATTAAAAATTAAAAGACCAATATTTTTATGGGGCGGCCCTGGTATTGGTAAATCAGATATTATTCATCAAATTGCTAAAGATATTGATGCTAAGGTGATTGATATCAGATTAAGTTTATGGGAACCTACAGATATTAAAGGTATTCCTTATTACAATTCAAAAGAAAACAACATGACGTGGGCATCACCTTCAGAATTGCCTACTTCAGCAATGGCTAAAAAGCACAAAAATATTGTGTTGTTTTTAGATGAGATGAATTCTGCGGCACCTTCAGTACAGGCGGCGGCGTATCAACTTATATTGAACAGAAAAGTAGGTCAATATGAATTGCCTGACAATGTGTTAATTGTTGCGGCAGGTAACAGAGAGGCAGACAAAGGTGTTGTTTACAGAATGCCTGCTCCGTTGGCAAACAGATTTATCCACTTAGAAATGAAACCGGACTTTGACGACTGGATGGAATGGTCAGTGGCTAACAACATTAACAAAGATGTTGTTGGATATCTAACTTTTAGCAAAAAAGACCTATACGACTTTGATCCTAAATCACCTAGTCGTTCTTTTGCTACTCCGAGATCTTGGTCATTTGTGAGTGAATTACTTTCAGATGATTTAGATGAAAACACTATAACTGACTTGGTCAGTGGTGCAGTGGGCGAAGGACTTGCAGTTAAGTTCATGGCTCATCGAAAGGTGGCTTCGCAGTTACCTAATCCTTCAGATATACTTGAAGGAAAAATAACAGAACTGAAATCGAAAGAAATATCAGCAATGTACTCGCTTACGGTTTCACTATGTTATGAACTCAAAGAAGCAAATGACAAAAAAGATAAGAAATTTAACGACAAAGTTAATAAATTTCTTAGATTTATGATGGATAATTTTGATACAGAACTTGTTGTTATGGGTATCAAGATGGCATTAACTCAGTATCAATTACCGATTGATCCTGATGCTGTTAAATGTTTTGATGAATTCCACGAAAAATACGGCAAATATATTACTGCCGCTCAAAGCATCAAATAATAGTGTTGAATATAGGGCACTTTTTACCGGTGCCCTATACCAAAAAAGAGTTGACTAATTTACCAAAAGAAAGTATAATAGTATTATGAGCACAGACACTTTAGAAATAGAAAAAAAAGAATTAAGTCCAGAAGAATTAAAAAACTTAAGAGCAGAAGTTATTGATAAAATTGTGGTTGCTAGAGTTGGATTGTTATTAAGACATCCTTTCTTTGGTAACATGGCAACAAGATTACAAATTAAAGAGTGTGATGATTGGTGTCCTACTGCCGCAACTGATGGCAGAAACTTATTTTTTAACACAGAGTTTTTCAGCAAGATGACATCTAAAGAAATTGAATTTGTTATAGCACATGAGATTCTTCATTGTGTGTTTGATCACATGACAAGAAGAGAAGACAGAGATCCACAACTTCATAATATTGCTTGTGATTACATTGTGAACAATACTTTGGTTAGAGATAACATTGGTGAAAAACCAAAAGCAGTACAAATATTTCAAGATTGGAAATATGACGGTTGGGCAAGTGAAGCCGTGTATGACGACATTTATAAAAAAGGTAAAGAGCAAATGGAACAGTTAGGTAAACTGTTGGACGAACACATTGATTGGGAAAAAGGTGAAAGTACAGGTGGAACAACGCAAGGTCCTAACAGTGGTGGAAAAGGTAAAGGTCCTACATATTCAAAAGAAGAACTGGAAAATATTAAGAATGAGATAAAAGAATCAATGATGTCGGCGGCCCAGGCGGCTGGTGCTGGAAATTTACCAGCAGAAATTGAAAGAATTATTCAACAATTCACAGAACCTAAAATGAATTGGAGAGAATTATTACAGCAACAGATTCAAAGTGTAATTAAAAATGATTATACATTTTCAAGACCTAGTAGAAAAGGATGGCATTCAGGAATAATACTTCCAGGTACAAATTATGATGAGACCATAGACATTTGTATTGCTATTGATACTTCAGGATCTATCATGAGTCAACAAGTGGAAGATTTTTTAGGTGAAGTACAAAGCATTATGGAACAATACAGAGATTACAACATTAAAATATGGTGTTTTGACACTGATGTTCACAATGAACAAGACTTTAATTCATCTGGCGAAACATTAGAATCATACAAAATAGAAGGTGGCGGTGGTACTGACTTTATGGCTAATTGGGAATACATGAAAGAAAACGACATTGTTCCTAAAAAATTTATAATGTTTACAGATGGCTACACATGGGATGGTTGGGGAGAAGATGATTACTGTGACACTGTGTTTGTGATCAATGGTCACCACGACAAGAACATGGAGGCACCTTTTGGTACTACTGTGCATTATGAATAATGTTTTCAAAAACTAATCAAGTAAACCCGTTAAATTATTTCAACTGTAGGCAGTTTACCAAAAAACCTCACGGATTAGAATTTCTCAAATTAAACTATGATTGGAATGACAACGAAGAACTTTTGGAGAAGTGGATTTTGGAAAACCTAAAAGGAAGATTCTATATTGGTAAACATTTAGGAGTTGATGTAGACAAAAAAATTGTAAACCATATTTTGGTAGGATTCGAAAACTCCAAAGAGCTATCAATATTCAATCTTAGTTGCCCATTTATCAAACGTCATTAAATACTTCTGTATACAACAATAAAGGAGCATTTTAAAATGACAGATACAAACCAAACAAAAACTGTAACGACTCCGACGAAAGATGAAGTAGTTGGAAAAGATGTTGCAGGCATGGCACCAAAAGTTCAAGCAGGTGCTGGAGCAGAACTTACTGTTCAAGACTTAAACGTCCTTAAACAAATTATCGATGTTTCAAGTCAACGAGGAGCATTCAAAGCCAACGAGATGGCAATGGTGGGTGCAACTTATAATAAACTAGAAGCATTTTTAAAGATTGTTGAACAGTCTCAAAAAGATGCCAATTCACCAGAAGGTGAAAAACCAGCGGAGGCAAAATAATGGCCGACATTAAACATGTAGGAAAACTAAAAGGCAGTGGAGCAAAAGTTGTTGTTGCTTACAGAACAATTCCTGGAGATTCAAAATCAGCAGTTGTTATTGAGACAGCAAAAATAGATCCATTGGATCATGACGCTTTGATCAAAGTTGTTGAAAGCAATGAAGGTCAAACGGCATTTGAATTGTATGAAGTATTGCAAAGGAATCTAGCACCTAATAGTGAAGTGATGTTGAATAAATTTCACACAGGTGGATTTATGAAAAAAGTTCCAACTAACTCAGTTGAAATGACACCAAACACTACAACTTCAATTCAGTTAGATGAATTAAACAAAATCATCGCTAAACAAAGAGGTATAGGTATTGATGACCTAGCAGTGACGCCATCAAACACGTCGGCTCCTACTAAAGTGGCACAAAGTCAGATGTCATCAGCAAGTAAAGAGCAACCTTTAACAGACGAGAAATTAGCGGCAAACTTAAGAAGTGATGCTGATCGTTTGTACAAAGAGGCAAAACTACTTAGAGAACAAGCGGAAGAACTTGTACCTACTAAGAAAAAGTCTAAGTAAAGCATAGTGTCTGTAGTGGTCAAATTCCGTAAAAAACAATTGCCTAAGGAAGTAGTGGCTCACTGGCCCGAAGTGTTTTCGGACCTACACATAGAGTCAATACCAATTGAATATTTGCTGTCTATCAAAGTAGAATTTAAAGACGGCAAGAATTGGGAAATTCGTGTTAAAAAGAACCGTCAGAAATTGACCAACAAGGAATTAGAGAAGAATATCAAGGAACTGTTTCAACATTACGGAAACAGCATCAAAAACGTTGATTTTAGGATAGATACCAACAAGGTTAAAGCAGATATTCAAAAACGTACTAAAACCTTCCTAAAAAAGCGGAAATAGTAACTCCAGCAATCTGCACAGCGGAATAAATACACTATAATATACGTTAGGAGCATATTACAAATGGCATTACAAATTAGACGAGGACCAACAGCAGATAGAACACCAGTTGTATTTTTGGCTGGAGAACTAGTACTTGATACACAAACTAATAAACTATTCGTTGGAGACGGTTCTACAGCAGGTGGTGTACAAGTAGACACAACACTAGCGGCACAATATCTTTCAGTCAACAGCGATATTACACCAGATGCATCTAACACAAGAGATTTAGGAACAACAACTGCGGCTTGGAGAACAGGATACTTTAACGGTATTGTGGCAACAGGCGAAATTGAAGCGGCTTCATTTACAGGTAACATAGTTTCAGACAATTCAACAGTTGTAGTAAATGCCAACTCAGGCACAGTAACAGCAACATTAACAGGTGACACAAAAGCAAGTGACTCCACAACAATAATTGACCACACAGCAAAAACAATTACAGGTACTTCAATTGGTACTCACAAAGGTACAGTAAATGCTGATGATAACTCATTAAGAATAGATGGTGCTTCAGACAGAATCACAAACAGTGTGTTAGACTTTGATGGCAGTGTTATTAATCTGTTAGCAGGCAACGGGATTCAAATAGGTACAAACAGTTCAGTGGCAGGTGTTGGCTTAGAAATATTCAACACAGATCACACAGTTAGAAATGCATTAAGACTTTATTCAGATGCTGGTAATGCCAACACATTCAACTCAATAGAAACATATGCATCTAGAGGATCAGTGGTAACTCCAACAGTGAGTGTTGCAGATGATTCATTGTTTGGTTATATTAATTACGGTCACGATGGTTCAGCATATGTACAGTCTAGTTTTATTGTAGCAGGTGTTGACTCTCAAGCAACAGTGGGTTCTGGTGCAATACCAGGAAACATAGTATTAGGAACAACTCCAGATGGTGGTACAACAAACAATTTTATTACAATAAACAAAGATGGTAATTTAGGTGTTAATATTTTAACTCCAACAGAAAAATTAGATGTGGTTGGTAACATTAAAACATCAGGCTTTGTACAATTTGGTTCATTAACCACTACTGAAAGAAACGCACTAACTCCAGCAAACGGTATGGTTATATACAACTCAACAGATAACAAATTCCAAGGTTACGAAAACGGCGGTTGGGCTAGCCTAATATAATCCAATGATAGTCCGAATTACAGGACACACCAAAGGCATAGGCAAGTGTTTACACAATGACCTTGTTGCAGAAGGACATGACGTTGTAGGTTATTCAAGAAGCAATGGCTTTGATATAAGCAGTGCAAAATCTAGACAAATCATTATAGAAGAATCCAAACAAGCAGATGTATTCATTAATTGTGCTTGGCCCGATGGTGATTTGCCAATGACAGAACCTGAACAGTTTGATGGACAAACTGAAATGCTTAAAGCAATGATTCAAATCTGGGAAGGCAATAAAGATAAAAAAATTTTAAACCTAAGTTCTAAATCCTGCTATAACGATTCCGACACAAACGACTTCATGGAAAAATATGGCAATGCCAAAAAAGAACAAAATAAAATTGTGGAAAATCGTATCAATGTGTATGGTCCGCATATCTTTAATGTTATACTAGGATGTACAGATACACAAATCAGCGAATACATGGAAGGTAATAAAATTGATCCTAATGAACTGTCCAAATGGATTATTAAAATGTTACTGTGTGAAACAATGTATTTTCAAAGTGTAACAATAGATGCTACACAATTAAATTATAAACCTAAATAGATTTTTTCTGTTTTACTTCTGCTTCGTCCCAACTTTTCCAAGTCCATTCTGTAACAGCATAATCAACTTGCTCAGGCTGAAACAGATATTTGTTTGGTACAGTGTCGTGTAAATTATAACCTTCATTCACCACAGCATCTCTCAACATAATTTGATGTAGAAAATTAGTAACAGGTTTTCCTGGTACAAAATCACACCAAGGACCACACTGTAATTGTTCCATGTCTATGGTTTTAGGATCACTCCATTGTATTATTCTATGAGTTATTCCATTTATTTTTACCATATAGTGATAAAGATTATCATCTGCTGGTTCTTTTTCCCAAGTCCACCCTTTACGATCACAAATATCTTTTATTAATTGCACATGGTCACTTAAAAAGAACTGAGGTTCATCAGGTGATCTTCCTATATCAGAGCCTGCTCTAATTCTATACTGCCATGCTTTGTTGCCTAGTGACTGTATTTCTTCTAACACTTCTTCCATGTGTTCTAAATTTTCTAATGTGTATCCTACATAATAAACAAAGATACCTTCAGCAATACAGTTTTCAATTCCTTTTAATTGTTTTTCGTGTACTTTTTCGCCTTGATAAGAGTGGTGATTCATTCCAATCATAACCATTCTAGTGCCTGCGTCAGCAATTTCTTTTACCCATGCTCTGTTAGAAAGTTTTACGCCATTTGTCAATATACATACATCTTCAGGTCTATTCAATTTTTTCAATAGTGCTTTGATTTGTTTTATAAGTTCTGGTAAGTCTTTACGCACAGTAGGTTCAGCACCTGCCAATATCACAGCACCTGCATCTGCTGAAAATCTATTTTCTATTTGCCATAGTATTTGTTCTATTGGTTTATCTGTGGTTTTGTTGTCTGGTTTATGATAGCAGTGCGGACAATTTAAATTACATTTGTCTGTGACTTCCACCATGATGCCTTGCGGAATAGAGTATCCCGATTTATCATATGTTAAATTATTATAAAATTCTTTATTGGTTTCCACAAGATAATCACTTACACCGTGTTCTGGACAAGTTTTCACAAGATGTATACCATCTTCTTTAGTAACTCTTTCTGCTTCGCAGTGCTTATAACATATATGACATAGACTGATTGTTTTTGTATCTTGCATAGTATTACTTATAGATAGAAATTGCTTTGTTTATAAATGAATCCGGATATACATTCCTAAAACTTTCTAAACATAATACTTGAAGTTTATCGAATGGATATGTTTTGTTTTCCTCAATACCTAATTTTTTCATCTGTGGCATCAATTGTTGCTGTCTTTCTTTAGATATATGACTCATATGCTCCTGAACTGTGATCGCAGGTTCATTGTTTCTATAAGCAAAGAAGTAATTGATTGTTCTCAATTCACCGTCAATAATGAAGTAACTGCTGGGATGAAGACTGTATTTGTAGATACCTAATTTCTTGTGCGTTTCCATAATATATAACATTTGATCTTGCCAGTTGGGTAACACATCTTCATATGTCTTTCCATGACTTTGTTCCCAAAAATCTACGCCTTGTATTTCAAAATATATTTTTTGTTCATCAGTATGAATCTTTGTTAGTTTTGGTATTAAATTTTTATGATCCACATCTAATGTTAATAAGAAATCTTTTTCTCTATAATACTTCGATTCCATCAGTACAGGATCTACCACTTCATTATGTCCTTTATGATATTCTGAATCATTATGAAACCACATACAAAATTCCGTAGCATCTTCGTTTATCAAACTAGTGTAAATTAAATTGTTTCTACACAACCCTTTGCCAGGCACATTGTTATAATAATATTTAAAATTATTCATAAGTGGGCCAAGCCTTTACTTGTTGTAGTTGTTTGAAATATACATCAGCATTAACACGCCATACTGTTTGTTGTGTGCCTCTATAATTTAACTCTTTAACTTTAGTGTAAACACCTGTACTTTCTAAAGTTGGTGCAACAATTGAATGAACTAATCGTTGTGTTCCTTCTGCATTTTCATTTGTTGTCACATAATAGTTCTTATTAAAGCCTGCCCACATTATTCCTGCTGGTTGAAAAAATTGTTGTGTAGTTGTTTGGTGGGTTTTAATTGTTTCCCGAGTACGAACCATTTGATATTCTTTAGGCAATTCATTTGTAAATGTACATATACGACAAGCAATACGATAACTGTCAGGACCCATTTCTGGAAATGAATGTGCCGCAGTGGATCCAATCACTTTGCCATTCCATAACAACATCCAAACCTGATATCTATCTTCTTTAGATAATGAATCTACCAACATTTTTTTGGTTGAATTGTTGACAAATCCTTTTTGGTCGGCTGTATGATAAAACGTTTCAAGATTTAACTTGTCTGAATAAGGTACCAATTTAAAAGCCATAATAAAATATCTATACTGTATTTAAAAGTAAATACTTTAATGATTAGAGGAATTGGCGGTAGTCCATATATCAATTTAGACGAACACATAGACATAGAAGGTTTTCAACAACTGCATACCGAAATATGTAGAGGTTTTGCTCTTGCTCGTGAGTATGCCAAAGAAGGCACATGGATGTCACCAGGATTCGATCCCAAAGACATGAGTTATACTTTAAATTGGAAACCAATTTATCAAGCACTAGAAGAATACAAAGCACTGCCTAAAGATCATCCAATTAGAAAAAATGGCGACGATTTGTATTCCAACATCAAAGATTACAAAACAAGGAATCAATTCACAAGATATTTAAAAGCAGTTTTAGGTGCTAACGATCCTTACATTTATTATTTCTTATGGGAAGAAGGAGATTGGGATCACCGAAACACAGAAAGAAATATCACAAAAGAAGCAAAATATTTTCCTGGTGTGGTTGCTTGGATTAAAGAATTAGTGAACACAGGTGTGATAGAAAGCATCGGTAGAGTGATATTTTTTCATTGTGAACACGATGGCAAGCCATTTGAACACAGAGATCTAGATGGCAAACACGGCGACAGTCAAGGGTACACTAATCACCGTAATGAATTCATACACGTTAGATACAGCACAAAAAGAGGATTCTACATATGGGATCCTGAAGCAAAAAATAAAACTTACATCAATGCCAATGCGGCATTTTGGAACGATCAAGATTGGCATGGTGGTGATGTCAGCAACGAACAAGAATACGGCTTACGAATTGATTGTGTGTTTACAGATAAATTCAGAAAGCAGTTGGGCATAGATCATTTATCCAATTATTAAAATGTATCATCGATATGTAAAAATACCAGTTGAACACACAAAGCCTAGTTGCTTTTCACATCAACCCTTGCAGTCAGAAGTTATATTTGTTCCTAAAATAGATATTGATCAATCAGTTATTAACTGGATTGAATCCTTTGATATAGTTGTATCCAATGTAACTGAAGGTATCTATACACCACCTAACAAAGGAAAGGTACATATACACAATGATACAAGTAAAATAACAAATGCTACAAAAATTAATTTTACATGGGGTCCTGATACTAGCACTACAAGGTGGTGGCATGTAAAAGAGGAATCATTATGTAAAACAGACATCACTGACAGTTCACACATAACAGAAATAGTAAATCCAGACATTGTAGATCACTTTGATGAAAACAATCAGCATCGTGAATTGATTTGTGAAAGTGAAAAGGATTGTGATATGGTGTATGAAAAGGTTATTAATCAGCCTAGTTTGATTAATGTTGGTCAACTGCATTCTACATATAATCCGGATCCTACGCATGGACGTTGGTCATTGTGCTATTTTTTACTTAATAAAGATTATACCCATTTACAGTTTGAAAAAGCATTAAATATATTCAAGGAAGTCACATATGAATAAAAACATATATCACCGTTATGTAAAATTGCCGTTTGAACATAAGTTTCCGGATTGTTTCAAAGCAAAGCCTGAAAATATGCGTGGCGAAAATTGGCATGAATGGTGTGCTACAAGAGAACATTGGGATGAAAGGTTTGTGGATTGGCTGAAAGAATATGGCTTAAAACCTTCAAATGTTTGTGAAGCATTTTACAATGGACCTAATGGCGGCGGTTTACCTATGCACAACGATGCTTCCACTTTGAATAATTCATCAAACATTAATTTTACTTGGGGACCTCAAGACAGCATAGTAAGATGGTACAAAGTAAAAGATGAATCTTTAATCCAAACAGAAAGAGATAATACAGATTATCACAAAGAAGTTTATTTTAAAGACGTAGACATTGATATCCCAGTAGACAAATTTTATCATGCTGAAGTTGAAGACTGTGATGTTGTACACGAAGCAGTTATTAGTCAACCCAGTTTACTTAATGTTGGGCAACTGCATTCAACACATAATTTTAATACCAGCGAACCACGTTGGACTTTAAGTTATCATTTGCTAACAATAGAAGATAACACACACATACAGTTTGAAGATGCACTAGACTTATTCAAAGATCTAGCATACGAAAGTAATTAATATTTTTTAGGAACGTCTAACGTCAAGTGTAGAAATATACATTGATTCATCAATAACGTAATCAATTGTGCGTGTAATATCTTGTGCAGTACAAGTAGGCTCTCCGCTTCTATCACCAGTTTTCTCGCCATAGTTTAATACTCTAACAAGACTGAACTTTAATTGCGGTCCAAATGGAGTTTGATTTGCCAATGCGTTGTGTACAGCATCTATATGATGTTTGTCTTTTAGATATTGTTTATCGATACCAACTTGATCTAATAATTTTTTAGGGACTTTTGTTGCTAGTGATCCTATTGTTATAACTTTACGCAAAGGTGCGTCATGTGTCCAACGGTCTTGTAATTTCAGTAGTAATGAGGATTGTGAAGCACCCACGTGTGCTATGTTTAAAAATACATCTCTGGCTAACACTTCACTAACTGTGTTGTTGAGACTGTCTGTATTTGTAAAATCATATCCTGTGGTTCTACTAATACCTAAACACTGATGTGTTTTTGAATAATGTTCATATACATCTTTTCCCATGGGAGATGTGTGTCCTGTGATTGCTATTCTCATAATACTGTAAACCTCACAATCTGTATAAACCTGCTGTCTTCTTCAAGACCTGTTCCGTATTCTTCCAGTTCAAACATGATCGGGTGTATTCCTCTGTAATAAAAATCTTTTTCAGCAAAAATTCTTCTACCGCCTTCTACTTTTTCATTAACCAATATTGCTTCGCCATTCAGTTTGAAATGAAACATTTCGTCAAGTATGCCAAATTTTTCATTAAAACTTTTGTAATCATCGTTGTTAGTTGTGGTTAAGTTGTAACAAAATTGAAAGTTCCAAGTATCTTCTTGTTTGCGGTTCAATTTAATTTCAGCATTTAATTTAATACTTTCTTCGTTGGCCCAAGTCTGTGTGTTGTCTAGTATTAATGTGTTGTTATCAAGTAGATCAATATCAACTGTGCGTTTGATAAAACCGTTCTCGGCAGTTTCTTTGCTTGATTGTATGTCTTTAAAAATATTGTTGTTGTTCCAATATACATTCAATTCATCTTTTAAAAGACCTTCTGATACAAATTCATTTGCATCGTAACTGGATCTCAGCAATGGAAAGTAATCAAATACAAGTTTCTTTTTCATTTTATCTTTTTGTTCCAAAGAAGTTAAAGATGTATTTGGGTCTTTGTCCACAGTTGGAGCCGGCGTGCCAAGCATTTCTATCTGGCCATTTGTACACATCACCTGCTTTGGCATTGTAATACAAATCATCTTCCACAATTAATACGTGTCCGGGGTGTGTATCTTCCATGTGTACATGAAATCTTTCTATGTTGTTTAATTTACATAGTTCTTCTTCGTTGTCTTGTGTGTCCCAGTGCCAAGGAGCATGATTTCCTTGATGCACAACACTAACCCAACAACTTAAAACATCAACTCCAACGTAATCTGCAAATTTGTTTACAACACTTCTGTCAAAATTAGTTTCAGGTATACACATATCCCAACCAATTGTGCCATCTTCAGATGCAAGTTTATATCCTGCTTTGTTCCACGACTCGCTAATTTCTTTTATACCTGGAAGATCATCTTGTGTTGTGTGTCTTGGTCCTTGATATGCTGGTTTAGAATTCTTTATGGATTCAACAACTGCATTCCAGTCTATTACATCACTACAATTTCCTACGTATTGTTTCATTCTGCGTATGCCAAGTAATTAAAATTAAATTTAGGCACAAGTCCACAATTAGTTCCGCCATGATATGATTTAAAGTCAGGCCACTTGTGAACATCTCCTTGTTTCTGATTGTACAATGCTTCGTCGCCTACTATGAACACGTGTCCTGGTGCAGGTTCGTTAATCATTGCTGTGAATCTTACAGGATTGCCTTGCTCTGTGTATTTTTTCCAATCAACGTCCCAGTCCCAATGCCATGGAGCAGTTTTTCCTGGATATATTTTAGATATCCAACTCTTAATCATTCTGGGTGCACCAACAAACTCGCCAAACTTCTCAGCAACCTCCATTGAAAACTCATTGCCTGGATAATAATTGATCCATTCTATAGATTCTCTGTTGTAACTGCCTATAGTAGATAATGCATCATCAATCTCTTTTAATTCTGGTACATCTTTGACTGGAAGATATTTACAAGCAAGTTTACCTTCTTGATCCTGCACTTCTTTGATGATTGTGTTCCAGTCTAATATATCGTTACAGTTACCTACAAATTCAAGCATTTAAAAAATCTCCTGGCCACTCTGCATAATTGGTTTTAATTGTTTCTTTATACAGTTCATGAGTGTCTAATTGGTTGTTTAATATAAATTTATCAAATCTATCCGTTCTTATCAATGGTTTTAGATATTTTATATCAAGGTATCTATTATCATTGTCTGTGCAACCATATAAATCCATACAGTGTGCTTCATTGTTATCATCAAAGTAAAAAGTATGAGGGTACATATTAATTTTATATATGTTTTGTTGCTCTAAATCTTGTTTTATTTGTTTAATTTTTTCTTTCCAATTAGGTATGCTGTCTATTTGGTTATTTTCAATCAAAACATTAAGATTTTTATTATACCATTTAAATTTAATTTCTCTTTTAGCATAATCAATGTCTAATAATTCTGGAATATATTTTGTGTCTTTCAATTTTGAAAGATACATCACTTCTTGATCAAACCAAAAGTTGTACAATTCTTCATTCATAGATTCATTCTCAAAATAATCGTTTGGATTCCAATTCATACAGAACACAGTGTTGTCTTCGTTCACAAGCGGTTGGTAAAGCATATTTGCCACAGCCAGTCCTTGTTTATGTTTATAAAAATGTTTCCAATTATGCATATACAATATCTATTTTAAATCCACAAATTTGTTGCATCTTTAAAAGTTCATTTATTTTTGAACCATCACATAAAAATTTAATTGTGTGTTCATTAATTCTAGCAAATGAGTCTATTGATTGTTCTTTTGCTAATCTATTAAGCAGTATTGAAAAAGAACTGTCAAAAAGATATCTTAAATTGTACACTGGATCTTTTGATGTCATAACAACCTGTCTTGGATCTTTCATCATGTGATTACTTTGCAATCTCTTGCGTATTACCAATTGATATCTGTTTTTGTATCCGTAATTAGATGCTGAATGAAGCACACCTGCATTCATCAAATACACTGTGTTGTCTGGTTTGGTAGCATACATCATTTCATCTCCAATATCATGAAGGAAACTTTGTTCTGCATCTAGTGTGAGATGATATCTGTCATCTATATCAGCATGGGCAGAATAACTTTCTCCTGGTTTTAAAACAATAACTCTTGCCTCTCCGTGATCTGGTAGTTGTTTTAATAAATCTTCAATGGCAGTGTCTTTGTATTCTGGTAATAACTCCCATGGATCATAAAAAAAATTTCCTGTGGGCTTATTTAAAACACTTTTACCTTCTGGTAAATGTTTTACCAAATCAAACAATATTTTGGAATCAGTTTTGGTTTCTAATTTTTGTAACATCATATTGTACTTATCGTAAATTATAATGTGCGTACTTAATAGCGATAAATAAAGATGTCCATATATGTCCAATTTAGAAAATATAAAATCTCTATACCAATCTAGTGCCTATCGTGATATTCTTCACGATATAAATGGAGTAGTATTTCCTTTCAATCCTGAATGGAAAAATATTGGTATCAGTGTGAGTGGTGGAGCAGACAGTGCCTTGATGAGTGTGCTGTTGTGCAGTATCATATCTCAATTAAAATCAAATACCAATGTACACATTATTACTAACGTGAGATGTTGGAAGACCAGACCTTGGCAAAAACACAACAGTTTGAATGTGTTCAATTGGATTACTAATTCTTTTCCTAATATACAATTTAAAAGACACGAAAATTTTATTGCTCCTGATTTAGAATGGGGATCAGTAGGACCTAACATACAAGATGAGTATGGAAAATTAAAAAGCGGTAATCAAATAGAGTTAAGAGCACACGCAGAGTATGTTGCTCATACAGAAAATTTAGATGCTTGGTACTGTGGTGTAACCAAGAATCCAGATAAAGAATTTGATGGTCGTCTATTGGCTCGAGACATCGAAGATGCTACATTAGATAGACTAATCAAAATACACATGGGCGGCTTGGCTTGTCACCCTTTCACACATGTTCAAAAAGATTGGATAGTTGCTCAATATAAAAAATTAGGCATAATGGACCTATTTGATCTTACAAGAAGTTGTGAAGGTGATAACCAAACATATCCTGAAGTCTTTGGAGACTTAGACTACAAGACATATGTCGAAGGGTCGCCTGTGCCAGTATGTGGCAAATGTTTTTGGTGTAAAGAAAGAGAATGGGGAGTAAGCAAATGTCAAGACTGATAACGTTTGGTTGTTCTTATGCTTATGGTACAGGATTACCTGACTGTAACAATTGGATGTTTGATAAACTGC